CACGAAATTTAGACGACACATTGGTGTTGTCAGCCTGCCCTAAAGTAGATGTGCGTACCCAGCGGTATTCAACACCGTCGCGGGGTTCGGGGGTAGGTAACATGGTCGGTCTTTGCCAAGTTTTTTTACGAGCTTCGTTGTCACGAGACTTGTTTGAGCGTGGGGTTCTGTCAGACATTAGATGCCTCCTTCAAGAGTTGCGCCGCATATTGTTCTGCCGTGAGGCCAAGGCGCTTGGCGAGAGCGACTTGTGTTGAGGTTAATTGCACTCTGCGTGGTTTTTTTCCACTCCGCTGTGCGGGGGCAACCACGGAACCAGTTTGACGAACAGGTGCTTCTTCCTCAATTATCTGTTCACCAAACTTGTCTGGGAATCGTTGACGCATTGAAGCGTCAATACGATTATAATATTCATCTGCTTGCGTCTTTGGATTTAAGCCCTCTTTTACCAGCTTTTCATGCAATCCAAATGCATAACCTGTCATTTCAGAGTCTTCACCAAACCAAGAGTTTTCAGATGCCCATGCCTTTGTTTTAGAATCTAGCTCAGGAATCTTTTGTTTTGTTGGCGGAGCCTCCTCTGGAACAGTCTCCTCTTTTGGTGGTGTATAAGAGTCAACCCTAAATTTTTCGTTTTGAAGACTGTTAAGCTTTGTATTTGCATCTAACAGCTTATCTGGGTCACCACTCTCATAAGCCTCTTTATATTCTTTTTTAGCCTGCTCTATTTGGGCATCAACTCTACCCTTGGCCTGCTCTACTAAAACACCTTCGCCTTCTTGTATTGTTTTGCGAAGTTTTTTATTATCTTCATATAATTTTTTAGCATAACCGACTGCTTCTTCTTGCAGTCTTGCGGCCTCTTCTTTTGCCCGTCGCTCCTCGTGAAACTCATATTTTAATTGCTTAATGCGCTTTTGCACATTTTCGCTATAGTTTGAGATTTCATCATCTTCTGGAATTTGCGGTTCCGCATCTTCCGCACGACGAGGCTTTCCTTTGTCTTGCTCAGGTGTGTCATCTACAATGTCCACCTCAAGCTCAACATTGTTTTCCAATTCTACCTCAGTACCCTCTTCTAGCTTTTCTGCTGTATTCGTATTCATGCTCTTGTATATCCCCTTGGGTCTTCGACAACTGCTTCCACAGTGTCATCGTTAATAAGACGAAACTCCTGTTTTTCAATCTTAAATCTTGTGCCTGAATAAGACCGAAAAATAACGAAGTCACCTTCTTTGCAATATGGACCATTCGGAAACTTATCTTTATCTCCGTATGCGTCTGGCCCAGCTTTAACAACAAAGCCAATAACTGACGCGGTTTGTTCCGCTTGCTTTAAAGCATCAGGCATATAAATGCCTGCATCTGTCTTTTCTTTAACCTCAAGTGGTTGTATCAAGAGTTTGTACCCAGTGGGTTCGGGTATTTTGGTTGCGACTTTTTGGTCGACTTCTTTTTTTGCAGAATACATCTGTTTTCCTTGCAGTGATTTAGGTTCACAGTACCTTGCAGGCCTTGCCTGAAAGTCTCCACTAACGAATATATAGCATATAAATGCTTTACGGAACCCCTACTCTTCTTCTAATCTTTTTTCCAAATCTAATATATCACGTTCAACTAGAGCTAAAGCTTCAACTTTGCCGACAAGGCGAATATATTCTTCATGGTCCTGACAGCCGCCACCAGCCATGTGGTCGGCTATGTCATTCATGTAGATTCTAATTTTATCCCTTATCACTTCCAGCATTGTCTATCTCCTCTGTGATTGTTTTGCCAAGCTCAATTCCATATCTCAGGTCTTCGCGCTGTCCTTCATAACGTGTTTTTGCCAAGTCCACTCCAAGTCTTGCGCCCTCACGCCGCTCCTCAGACTCAATGCGCTCTTCTTGAACCGCGATATTGGCCGCAGATTTATTCATATCTGATTGCAACTTAGCCAAATCAAGTTGCTGTTTGTGCTGGAACTCAGCTTCTTTAAGAGCAATTTCACGTTGTTGTATTTGTGTAAGCGGGTCTTGCTCCTGCTTTCTTGCCTCTTCTTCGGCCATTTCAGCTTGATTTTGATTTAGAAGCTTTCCTGCCGCTTGTGCCGCCAACCTAGAAATTTCTATTTCTATATCTTCTGGCAAAGGCTTGTCCTCACTAGGCATTCCTACGCCAAGATTTTTTTCTATTTCTTTTCTATACTGGAAGGCTACATGCTCAGTGATATGTGCTGACAAAGCTGCCTGTATCGCTCCAGCAAAAGGTGACTGACCCACAATTTCTTGTAGCTTGGGGTCTTGAGCGGCAGCAATGTGAACCTGTATATGCGCCTCATGGTCTTGATACTTAAAGGCCTTTACAGGCTCCTGTTTTAGAATAGCCATGTTTTCAGTAACAGGGTCTGACGCCTTGACATCATCTGGAAGTTTTACGATTTGGTCTGCGTCTTTAATTCCAAGCACTTCGAGCATTTGACGATGCAGCTTACCCATGTCATAGAGATTCGGAGCTTGTTGAGCAAGTTGCATAGCCGCCTGATATTGCACGACTCTTTGTGACATGGTTGCGGCGTTGGGGTCGGAAACTGGGATAATATCAACCCTATCATCAAAATCCTCCTGACGATTAAAGTTTTCTTCTAGCTGATAAGAATAGCTTGGCCCCATATAATCTTTTATTATTTTGCCCAGTATTCTAAGTTCTTTTTTGAGAGCCGCATGAAGGCGAGCCTGAACACCAGACATTACCTTCATGGAACGCTCCATTAACGCGAGCGTAGTTCCGACCGGAGCTTGCGGGTTGAGGTTTCCAACTTGTACATCAGCAACGGAGCCAATCCTTCTCCCCTCTTCCACGATATTTCCGAGAAGTTGGTATAATACTGATGATGGCTCCTTGTAAGGAAGGAATGCAATCGAGTCCCTAATTGCACCCCCCGGCACGTCCACGTCACGGAACTCACCCGGCATGAGAGGCGAATCGTCACCTTTAATACGCAGTCCGCGAGCTTTAAGACCAGCGGGGAGATTAGAGAGTGTACCCGCATCAATAAGTTGGCGCAAAATACTTGTGGCACTTTTAGCAAGACCACCAATAAGATGAATAAGACCTGTTCCGTAGAACCCAAGCCCCGGTAAGTATCGGTAGTGAACAAAGTGCGCTCTTTTACGCTTCTTAATATCTTTTTCATACCAGTTCCTCCTTATGGACAGAATTGTCAAACTGGATTTATCAACAGTTACAACATACGGACGAGCTATGCCATCTGGGTCATCGAAAGGCTCTGGCAAGTTTAGGTCAGCGTGAACCTCAAGGATGGTGTGTCTGTCATCGTCCTCCAAAACGGCGGTTTCGCCATCAATCTCATCATACTTTTCTTGGATATCTGAATAGTCTGGCTCTGGGTCAGGTAATTCAACATCAAGGTAAAAGCCATTAACCTGAAGCTCGATAATCTCATTTGGCGTCTTCTTCATAACATGAGTGTAACGAGGGGCGGTGGCTAAATCAGCCGCCCCATAAGAAACAACAAAGTCTTCCGCAGGAACAAACATTGCCGCAGGACGCTCATTGATTGGGTCATAGTAAACTTTTTTGAAAGCAGAGCCTGCTAAAGGCAGACGAAACAGCATTTGCTCTGTTTCATCGCGATACTCACTCATCTCCTCAGTCAGAAGATAATTCATTTCGTTTTCAACGCGAGTGGCCTGTTCCATTTTTTCTGGGTCGCGCTTACCAACAACCTTTGTTCTTACAGGGCCAGCCGCAGGGAATATCTCACCCATGGCCTGAGCCTGAAAGCGGACGACTGCTTCAGTCAAAACAGGGTGAAACACACCAGCCGCACCAGCCCAAGGCTGTGTGCGCTCTTCTATTTTCATGCCAAGAAGGTCTAGTCCCTTAACGTAAGACCTTGCCCACTCTTTACGAGACTGCCTGTCTGCTACAAAATCATCAACAATTTCAGATGCCAATGCTTGCAGTTCTGCATCTTCGATAAACTCAGCGAGGTTGCCATCATGCTCTGGCCCCATAATCTGTTCAGCCATTTCACCAGTAAAATCGATAACCATTGACTCCCCCTCAACGGAGATGCCAACAGCGTCTGGATTTACAACCTCAACCTCAATCTCATCTGTGCCTGCTATATCTAATTCAGCAGGAGACATTTGTTTTTCTACAGCCATAATAAATTCCTGAGTTAGTCGTCCTTCTGCATGATAACAGAATACCTAGCGTGATGGGAGCCTGCAAAGTCTGAGACTACCCTCCAGCCCTTTTCTTGATACTTTTTCACCTCATTATGAGAAACATATCTCAATGTACAGCTTTTAATAATATTCGACTGGTCTTCTGTATGTTGGTTCGTCATCCCAGTCATCCATAGAGCTTCTAATCCAACCGCCCTGACGGAATCTCAACAATGCTTGTGTTGTAGAGTCAACCAAGTCATCATTCTCTCCCGCAGGAAACGCCGCGCACTCCTCAATAACTTCTTCGGCCCATCTTGTGGCTGGACACCATATTACACCAGAAGCAAAAAGGTCACTGACGGCGTTAACTCTTGCTATTTTATCCTGTCCACGGGATGGTGTAAACTCTGTAACAGGAATGCCCATGGCCCTAAGTTCAAAAATTAAAGGCGCACCAGAGGCCTTTTTCTCTACAACCATTTGGTCAGGTTCGTATTCCCAGTATTTATCATATGCGGCACGTTTTAATTCTGGAAACTCTAGCTTTTCTTTGTAAGCATCTAACAAAATTAAATTAGGCACTGTTTCGCCATCTTCATTAGGATGATGAAACACACCCCATGTAGTACAGGCAGAGTAGTCCGCTCGTTGCGTTTTCAAAAACGCTGTGTCCCAACTTTGTATAATTGCTTCGCACGGTGGCGGGCTATCATATTCCCATTCTTGCCACCATTCTCGCTTAATCAACGCCCCTTCTTCTGCTGTGGGGTCTTGCTGATACTGTGCAGACCACTTCGATACAGGTAGTTCTGCCTTTAGTGCCTGTAACTGGTCCAAAGGCCAAAATTCAGGCCACAGCGGCTCCTCTGACGGAAGGATTGCCGGAAGCTCAATTACTTCCCACTCGTCCGCGCCCTCTCTTTGTGTAGCTGATTTAATTATCTGCCCCGTCAAATCTCGCGTTGACCAACGGGTCATAACAATTATTATCGCCCCTCCGGGCTGGAGTCTTTGTCTTGGCCCTGACGTGTACCACTCGTAAACTTTGTCATAGACATCTGGGTTGTAAGCCCCCAGTGCCGCTTCCTGTTCCGAATGTGGGTCGTCAATAATGAGAACGTCAGCACCTTTACCAGTAACTGCACCGCCGACACCAATCGCAAAGTAGTCTCCTTTTTTATTTGTATTCCAACGACCAGCGGCCTTTGAGTCTGCGGAAAGAGATATTCCGGGAAACACTTCCTGAAAGTCCTCTTGGTTGATTAGGTTTCTTACCTTACGACCAAAGCCTACAGCAAGCTCCGCAGTATGTGCCGTTTGAATAATCTTTTTTTCTGGGTATCTGCCAAGAAACCA